CCCCAGCACTGGATCAGACCCACGGAAGAGGTTGAGCGGATAAGAGCCGAGCGGCGTGCGGCGGCAGAGGCTGCGGCGCTTGGTCAGGAAATGGCGGGCGCTGCGTCGGCCATTGGCACGCTCGGCGGCGTCGATGAGGTGCAGAAGCTGCTGAACGGCGGGCCTCTCGTTGCCACGGAAGGATGATCATGATTTTAACGTCGATTCTAAACCTGTTCCGCCCCCCATCCGGTGACGATGGCGTGGCTCCCGGTCCTGAAATCCTGTTCTCCGAACTGGAGCGCGCGCGCCCCGGCGCGGATTACACCTCTTTGGACCGTCTTGCAGATTTTCGCACCGTTTTTCTGGGCAGCGATGCCGGAAAGCGCGTGCTTTACGAGATTCTCGCCTGGTCTCGCATGTTCGCCAGCTCCTTCGTGCCTGGTGATTCGCATGCGACCCATTGGCGAGAGGGCGGGCGCGATGTCGGGCTCCGCATTCTCCAGGCTTTCAGTGCCAGGCCCCCGGATCCGTTTTCCGGCAGCGGCATGGCGGCAGAAGCCGATGACGGAGAGGAGACCCGGCCATGATGGAAGACGCAAATCCGGCCCCGGCCCCGAAGAATGGCGCCGGCACCGCCGAACCCGCTTCCATCATTGCGCCCGCCCATGCTCAACCATCCGAACAGCCGGTCCCGGTGGATTGGCGCACCGATCTGCCCGGCGACCTTCGCCGGGGGGCGGCCAAGTTCCGCAACCCCGCCGATTTGATGAAGTCCTATACACGATTGGAACAGCGGCTGGGACGGTCCATCACGGTTCCCGCCGCCGATGCGCCACCGGATCAGATCGCGTCGTTCTATGACCGGCTGGGGCGACCGCAATCGTCGGGCGATTATGACATCGCGGTGCCTGCCGGGCTGTCGGACCATCTGAATGCCGCTTCAGATGGCGATGCCATCAGCGGTGATTTTCTCGCCGCCATGCATCAGGCGGGCGCACCGACGCGCGTGGTTCAGGCCGCGATTGACTGGTATTTCGGCGCGCTGACATCCGGTGATACCGCGCGCGCTGGCGACAGTGAGAAAGCGCGAGAGGTCGCCGACGCCGCGCTCCACCGCGACTGGGGCGGCGATTATGAGCGCAATTCCGAACTGGCCCGCCGCGCCGAACGTTATTTCGGCGATGACGAACTGGCCACTGTGATCAAGGGCGCCGGTCTGAACGAGCACCCCGCCTGGCGCCGTGCCTTGGCGCGCATTGGCAGTATGGCTGCCGAGGACCAGCTGATGCCGGGGGCGTCGGCAGATGCGACGGGCGATGCGCGGAGCCGCATCGACCGGCTGATCGATCAGCATTTTGGCCACCCCAGCTATACCAGCGCACCGGTCCAGTCCGAACTGCGCACGCTGTACCAAAGTCTCTATGGCACCGCGCCCGGCGACCGCTCGGACCCTGCCTGACCGCTCTTCTCTGAAAGGAATTAAACCATGTCGATCCGGCTTCCCGGTTCGGATCAGGAACAATCCTGGTCCGGCAAGATCGTCGCCGATCCGTTTGCCCGTCTGACCCCCGGTGCTCGCGACCGCGCCGAACGCCTGCAGGCTGCCGATGACGCCCATTTTGTGGCGACCGGCCTGGCCGGGCTTCAGGTTGCCTATGGTGCGCCGCTTGATGGGGAGGATTCGGATCGCGCCGCAGCCTTCCAACAGGACGTCGAAGGGCGCGTCCGCGCCGGGGGTAAAGGATCCGGTTCCAGCCCATCGCGGGCGGCACAGAAATTGTTTCGCCGCCGCGCCGAGGCTCTCGGTCAGGGCCTGTCTGCATCCGACCTCATGACGGGCGAAAGGGCCCGCGTGCAGGCGCTTAACCAAGAGGCGGATCAGGCGCTCGACGGGCTCGCCGCCCAGGTCGCCGCCAACCCGGCTTTGCTGACACAGGCCTTGGCACGTTCGGATGATGTAATCCGCGCTTCCGCCCCGTTTCGGGGGGATGAAGACATGGCGATTTTGCGCAGCGGAACCGGACAGCGTTTGGGCCGAAGCGCGATCGGAGCATTGCTGCGCGACGACCCCGAAGCCGCCCGTGATGCGCTGAACACTGGCGACTTCGATAGTTTGATCGGACAGGACGCAGTACCCGGCTTCCTCGCAAGCGCCGATGACGCGATCAACGCGAAACGCATCGATACGGCGCGCGATGAGCGGGCGGCGGCACTTGCTTTGGTCAAGCAGCGCGACGCCGATGCCTTTCGGTTCGAGAGTACCTTTATCGACAACATCGAGGCAGGCACCGCCCGGCTGGGTGATCTGACGCAGGCCCGGCTGGACGGGGTGATCACCAGGGATCGGGCGCAATCGCTGCAAGTCGGGCTTGAGGCGGCAGAGCTGGACCACCAGCGTCGCGCCACCGGCATTGCGCGTGTGTCCGAGGCGCTCTCCGGCGGTGCAAAACTCGACCCCGCCAGCGACCAGGATCGCGCGGCGGCGGAAAGCTGGTTCCAGGATGTCATCGCCCCGGGCTTGAGTGAGTTAGAGCCGATTGAACGGATCGGCATATTGCGCCGGGTGCCGGATGCGATTGGCATCATACCGGAAAATGCCATTTGCCCGCTGGCCGGAATGGCGCTGTCGGGCCCGGCAGAACAACGCGTGGCGGCGGCTGGCGCCATCGGCGGCCTGATCAATAAATACCACCACGCACGGGACTGCGTCCCGCAACCGGTGCAACAGATTGTCTGGGTGGTGGAAGCGCTCGGCCCGATGCAACTGCCTGCCGCTGAAATCATGCAGGCCGCCGAGGCCGTGCCCTTATCGGTAGGGAGTTCGGATGGGGGCGGTGCGGAACCGGAAGTCCTTGGAATAGACGCTGACGGAAAGGACGGTGAGGACGTTCAGGTAGCCGGAGTTCTTGGCAAGATTCTGGAAAAAATAATTGACGGATTTGCGAAGAAAACCAAACCGCCCGGACGCACCAAACGTGGACAGGGAAATAAACCCACTGAGGAACCCGAGGCGCCCGGTTTACCCCCGCTGCCGCCTTTACCTCCCGGAGTTGGCAAGGATGGAGAGCGCCCCGAAAACGATGCCCCAAAGCCCTTCCAGTCCGGAGATGCGCCGCCGGGACCCGGCCATAATGGACCGCCGGATGAGCCGCTGTTCAATACACCGCCCGTCGGCGAACAACAGGACAATGAAATCGCGCCGAAGATCATTGTCCGGGGAAATCCCAAATCACCCCTTTGGAATCGATTTACCGGCGCGATAGACAGATTGAAAGGGCCGACACGCGAGGCGATTGAAGGACTGGTGCATGGTGGAGAACTAACGACCAGGAGCGGTGCCGATGAAAACTTGAATAATATCACCCGGAGGGGTGGTTTGAAAAAATCGGTAGAAGAATATAATAAATCCGTGAAAAAGGCTGGTGGAAATCCTGATAAAGTAGTTCCTCGAATAGATGCTAAGGACAACGAGGCTAGAGTGTTCAATTCGGAAGATGGTACGACATTCATTCACAGAATTACATCCACAGAGAATTTGCTTACCGTCGAAATTCAAATCCGAAAGAATTTGTCAGTATCGGGGAACAAGGACAAAATCACAGAAGTCTTCAAAATCAGGTTTAAGGAGCCTTGAAATGAGACTAGAAAATTTGAATGCTGGGAATGAGTTATGAAAGAAGTATTGGAGTGGTTCGGTCAAGTCGGAATATATTCGGCGGAGGAGGCCAATACCGTGTTCGTTCCAATTCGTAATCGTATCTTTGGTACACCGGGAGGGGGAACCCATTATAGCAATAACGAAATTTTCGCTGACGAGAGCTGGACCGAAGTTATCATTCGCGGTGCCCTGAAAGGGTGCGACCGAACCATGCAGCCTTGCTCCAGATCCCGCAATGACGACGAATTTCTGGCGTGGGCGAAGGATGATCCACGCAACGAGCTGTTGCCTTTGCTGGAGATTTTGGTCGAGGATGGAATCGACGAAATAATCCATATGTCCCCGTACTGGAAATACCCGTTGTCTCCGTCGGAGTTCCAGGAAGACGACGATGCGGTAACGACTCGTCCGACGTATACCGCTATATGCGCCTGTAGGTATGACACGATAACGACGTTGGTGCAGGAAAGGCTCGTATTCGACCGTAGCGGTCGTTGGGGGTTTTACGGATCGGAGGAAACGTTTGGTCTTCTGGGGGGCGAGCCTGAATTTATGAAACGCTATATCGAGCGTGCGGGCGGGATAGAGTTCATTCGTAACAAGGCTGACAAGTACTGGCAGTTGGCGATTGATGAGGACGATTACGAAGCCAACTCTGTTTCCCATTATTACGCGCTCGCCGGTTGGGACAACCCGCCCATGAAACGTGGCTGATAACACTGGTCTGTCGCCACGTCCGTGTGGACAATTGGAAAATTCCGGACTCGCCTTATTACGATTGAGAAACGCCGTGCCGATTGCCGAGCATGAGATGAGCGAAGCGGAATTAAGAAAATAGCTCCGGCCCCACCGCACTCGCTTTGGTCAAACAGCGCGATGCCGATGTCTTCCGGTTCGAGACCGCCTTTATAGACAGTATCGAGGTCGTCACCGGCGGTACGAAACTCGACCCCGCCAGCGACCAGGACCGCGCGGCGGCGGAAAGCTGGTTCCAGGATGTCGTCGCCCCGGGCTTGAGTGAGCTAGAGCCGATTGAGCGGATCGGCATATTGCGCCGGGTGCCGGATGCGATTGGCATCATACCGGAAAATGCCATTTGCCCGCTGGCCGGAATGGCGCTGTCGGGCCCACCTGAGCAACGCGTGGCGGCAGCCGGCGCCATCGGCGGCCTGATCAAGAAATACCGCCACGCGCGGGACTGCGTCCCGCAACCGGTGCAACAGATTGCATGGGTGGTGGAGGCGCTCGGTCCGATGCAACTGCCCGCCGCCGACGTCATGCAGGCCGCCGAGGCCGTGCCGTTATCGGCGGGGAATTCGGATGGCGGCGGGGAGAATGGCTCCGGTTCGGACGTAGGCGGAAAAGACGCCGACGGAATGGGAGGCGGGGACGTTGAGGTGGCGATGGCCCCGGCGTTGGCTATCCCCGCCCTAGTTGGCGAAGGCGCCCTTTCAGGGGCCGTGCCTGCACTCTTGGGCATTCTTTCGGGAATTGGGATTGGCAGTCTTACCGGCGATACACCGCAGGAAGGGACCATTGGTGGGAACGACAAAACTCCCGGCGGTGCCCAGCAGAACGAGAATGGCGATCCCGGCGAAACGGACCCAAACAATCGTTCCGGGAAATCAGGCGGGACAGAACTCGACCCGTCTGGTAAACCTCAAGGACCAAGGCCGCCGGAACCTCCACCTCCTGGAAAGCCCGGTGGGGGCGGTAGAAAACCCCACGACAGTTCCAAGGGTGAACGTCACGGAGACGACGGAAGGGCGCTTAAAAAGTATAGAAAACAAAAAGAAATATTCAAAGATCAGCTAGACCGTGCCGCGACTAAAAAAGAGAAAATGAAAATAAAAAGGAGAATGAGAAATATCGGAAATGCGGCAAAGAGGAAAAAGAAAGGTGAGACCCATGGAAAAAGGAGTAGAAGGTGATGGGTGGAGAATTGGACTTTGTTCCAAATAAGGGGGTCGGAATATTTGAATTTAAAACCCCTTTAATTGATTACGTGGCGGATGGGTCGCTTGTCCGGGAAGATTATCCACCTGAACTTGGTGGCGATGAAGATTATGTTGATGATAGCAAAGGTATTTCAGTCTCCGCAGATGAACAGGGTCTGATCGAAGATATATTTTGCTACGAAGAACTGATATTTAAGAAAACAAATTTGATCGGTATGAAAATTTCCAATGTCATCGCAATCCTTGGCCAGGAACCTGAAGAATACAGTGAGAAAATTGAGGTTACGGAAGATGATTTTCAGATTACCGCCGAGTTTGATTCGCTGGGTCTTCAACTCTGGCTGCGTAATAGTGTCGTAGTGTCGGCTGTTATTTCAACCATTTTCGAAGAAGCTAATTAGCGCAATGGTTTTTGTCGTCGGATTTGTCTGACAGGCGAGCGATTAGCTGAAATTCGGGACCGGAAAATTTGTCCAAAAAGAGTACCCTCAAACCCTGAAGACAATATTGGAACAGTAGAGTAGAAAATGTCCGAACAGGAGATGAGCGAAGCGGAGCTGCGCAAGCTACTCCAGCCCCGCCGCCGCCACCGCCGCCCCTAAACGAGAGCTTGAGCGACATCGGGCATGCCCGTGCACAGGAGAATGCGTCTCGGGAGGTGAGGGGGGTATGATCCCTATCTACCCGATGCCGGACAGGAATTTTACCGAAAAGCTAAAGAAGATCGACGAAAATATGGGACGGACGAACTGACCCAAGGCTATAGCTTGGCTTCGACCCAGCGCGCCAGAGGAGAGTATGGTTCCTGTCTACCCGATGTGGGAGAAGATTTCGACCAACAAGCTAAAGCAAATCGATGAAAATACGGGGCGGCAGATATGGCCGAAGATTGCTGGCCCGTGGTGCGGATTCGATGCCCTTCGATGGTGCAATGAACGTGAAGACCGGGTGCTCGCCGGGCGCTACCGCCCCATGAACGATTGGGAAATGCCAGCCTCGCCCTATTACGATTGAGAAACGCTGTTAATCGCAGCTGAACCGGGTTCCGAGTTCAGGATCCACCACCAACATCTTTAATTGAATTGCACGCCTGCCTGGTCTTCCGGGTGGGCGTCTATCTGTTTCCACTGCCGGATAACCGTCTGGCCCGGCGGTGGTTTGCATGCCGGATGGCCCCGCACGTGCTGCGGGACAACCGTGCGGTCTGCCTGCCTTAACACTAACTTTGCAGGAGAGACTGAATGAGTACCACTATCGACCAGGCGTTCGTGAAACAGTTCGAGCGTGAGGTCCACGAAGCCTATCAGCGTCAGGGATCGAAGCTGATGAATGCGGTCCGGCGCAAGGCCAAGGTTGCCGGGTCCAGCACAACCTTTCAGAAGGTCGGGGTTGGCACCGCGACGACCAAGGCCCGTCATGGCGCAATCACGCCGATGAACCTCGATCACACACCGGTGGAATGCACGTTGCAGGATTTCTATGCCGGTGATTGGGTCGACAAGCTGGATGAGGCCAAGATCCATACCGATGAGAAGCGGGTCATCGTCAATGCCGGGGCCTATGCGCTGGGGCGGAAAACCGATGAGCTGCTGATCACCCAGCTGGACGCTACCTCCAACGTGGAAGCGGCCGCCGCCAGCGGTCTGACCAAGGCGAAAATCCTGGCCGCCATGAAGACACTCGGCGATGCCGATGTGTTCGAGGACCGGCGCATGTTCGCCATTGTGCCGTGGACGGAATGGACCGAGCTGATGGATATCAGCGAGTTCAAATCGTCTGATTTCGCGGGCAACAATGTTCCCTGGCTTGAGGGGACGGAGGCGCGGTTCTGGCTCGGCACCACGTGGATGCCGCATTCGGGGCTGGAATCTCTGGTTTCCGGGGGCACTGCCAAGGGGTTCTGGTTCCATCAGGACGCTCTCGGCTGGGCGTTCGGCGCTGAAGTGGCGACCGATATCACCTGGCATGGCGACCGGGCGTCCCATTTCGTCAACAACATGATGTCCGGCGGCGCTTGTCTGATCGACGGCAACGGTGTTGTTGAAATTCAGACCACGCGTAGCTGACGGAGGTAACGATGGCTTTTGATACGACCAGACTTGCCCTGATCGAGGGCGCGGGTGACCTGCCCTACTACAAATACGAGACTACCGACGCCTCGACGACTGTCGATGGCGCCGGTTATTTCAACGACGCTGTGGATATTCTGCCGATTGGATCGGTGATTTTACTGATCTCGGTCGACAGCCTGTCGGCGCCGACATCGGTCAACGCGGCCGGTCATTTGTTCGTAAATGCGAATGATGGCTCGATCGTCGATGTCGTCAACCTGACAGCGTTTGCTGCGACCGATTCCGACTGACCGGTCTGATTGATAGGGCGGGGGCGGTGACGACGCCGCCCCCGCTTTTCTTCCCCAAATGACAGTTTCAACAAAACGGAGGCGCCACGTGCCCACGGTAAATCTGCACGCCCTTTATCCACTGGAAAATCTGGGATTCTCCTATGCCAGCCCGCATTCCATCGCCGATATCGAGGTCGAAAATTATTTCTTGTCCGCCCGCGATCATCTTCGTCCCGGGGACCGTTTGTTCGTGACGGCGGCGGGAAAGGGCGCGGTGCCTGTCTTTGCCGAATTCGGCGTTATGGCGGTGAATTTGCGGACAGTCACAATCGCCCGCCTCGACCGGCGTGACGAAGTTTCGGCTGTGTCTACACCCAAAAAGGCGACACCTCGCAAGGCGCCCGTGAAGTCCGATCAGGCAAAGAGGTAACAGCTCATGGCATCCATTGTTGGTATCTGCAATTCCGCGCTGATCAAGCTCGGCGCGTCCACCATCATGTCGTTGAGCGATGGTTCCAAGAACGCCAATCTCAGCAACGAACAATACCCCAAACTACGCGACGATCTGTTGCGGTCGCATCCGTGGAATTTTGCGATCCGCCGAGCCAAGCTTGCGAAGCTGTCAACCTCCCCGGTGTTCGGTTTCTCAGGCGCCTTTCAGCTGCCCGCCGACTGGTTGCGGGTGGTGTCTGTACACAACAACGATAATGGCGCGGGGTGGATCGAATACCGGATCGCGGGCCGGACCATCGAGTCCAATGCCAGCGACCTTTATCTGCGTTATGTCGCGGCGGTCGAGGATCCCAACGACATGCCGATCAGCTTTCGCGAATGCCTTTCCTGGCGTCTCGCAGTTGATTTGTCTCAGGCCATCACTCAATCCACCACCGTGATGCAGGCGATGGAGAAGGGGCTGAAGCCCGCTTTGCTGACTGCAAAGTCAACCGACGCCATCGAAGATTTTCCAGAATCCCAGCCGCCCTCCGGCTGGGTCACCATCAGGGGGTAGAGGATGCCACGCGCCAATCCGCTTCAGCCGTCACTCAACGCGGGCGAGTTCAGCCCGCGCATGGTAGCGCGCACCGATTTCGCCAAATATCCGCTGGCCTGCGCCACGTTGGAAAACATGATTCCGTTGCCGCAGGGTGGTGCGATGCGCAGGCCCGGCACCCGTTTCGTCGCCGAGGTGAAGGATTCCGGGAAAAAAATAAAACTGCGCCGGTTCGAGTTTTCGACAGTGCAGGCCTATATCCTGGAATGTGGCGAAGGCTATATCCGGTTCTGCAAGGATCAGGGTCAGATCACCGTGGCCGCGACCGACGCGGTGATCACGAATGGAAATTTTGCCAGCAATATTTCCGGCTGGACCGACCAGTCCAGCGGTACCGGCGCTATCGCCCATGATGCCACCAATCAGGATATGGAACTGTCCGCAGGGGGTGCCGGAAACGAGGCAGTGGCCGAGCAATCGGTGAGTGTGACTGATAGCGCGCAGGAACTGGTGCTTCGTTTCCACGTAAAGGGAATAGCGGGCGATAGCCTGAAGCTTCGTATCGGGAGCAGTTCGGGCGGAGCGGAAATTCTCAGCGCGACCCGTTTTGCGACAGGTTGGCACACCAGAGCCTTTACACCCGGCGCCAGTCCCTTTTTTCTTCAGTTCGAGAACGTGGCGTCCAAGACAATTTCGCTCGATGATGTGTCGCTGCTCTCCAACGCGCCGATTGAAATTGTGGCGCCGTGGCTGGAATCGGAACTGTTTCAGGTGATGCAGGCGCAATCGGCCGATGTGCTCTATCTGTGCCATTCCTCACAAGCGGTTCATAAGCTGACGCGGACCGGCCACAGCTCCTGGTCACTGGTAGAGGTCGCTTTTATCGATGGCCCGTATCTGCCCCACAACAATACGGAAACCACCTTTCAGCCTGCGGCGGTTGCCGGCAATGGTATCACCATCACGGCCTCGGCGATGGAGGGCATCAATAAAGGAGATGGTTTCAAGGAGGGTGATGTCGGGCGCGCAATCCGGATCAGCAATCCGGCATCCGGCGCTAACTGGGGCTGGGGCGTCATCGTTGAGTATACCGATCAGACGCATGTGAAAGTCGATATCAAGCGTGATTTTGCGGCCGCAACAGCCACTGCCGACTGGCGGCTTGGCGCGTGGTGCGATGAATGCGCCCGCCCTGGCGCCGTCACGTTTCAGGAACAGCGCCTCGCCTTCGCCGCATCATCGGAACAGCCGCAGACATTCTGGATGTCGCAATCCGCCGATTTCGAAAATATGAGCCCCGACAGCCCGGATGCGTCCTCCGGCAACTGGGACGGCACGGTCGAAGATGACGACGCGCTGGATTTCACAATCTCGGCGGATCAGGTGAACGCCATCCAGTGGATGGCTCCGGGCCGCCAGCTTTTCATTGGCACGGTTGGTGGTGAATGGGCGGTGCAGTCTTCCGGATCCGCTATCACCCCGGCTGACATTGACGTAAAGCGGCAGACCACGTTTGGCGCCGCCAAATTGCCCCCTCAGCAAATGCGGGGGCGGACAATGTTCATCCAGCGTGCCGGGCGCAAGCTGATGGAAATGGCCTTTAATCTGGATCAGAATAATTACCAGTCGCTCGATCTCAATATTCTCGCCGAGCATGTGACGGCGGGTGGAATCCAGGACATGGCCTATCAGCAGGAACCTGATTCCACATTGTGGACGATCCGTGCCGATGGCGAAATGCCGACCCTGACCTATCAGCCTGAACAGAATGTTGTTGGGTGGGCGCGTTGTTGTCTCGGCGGCACAGAAGCCGCTTGTGAGACGGTCGCGGTTGTTCCGGCTTCTGTCCGGGATGAGGTCTGGGTTTGCGTAAAGCGCAAAATCAATGGCCAGATCCGGCGGTATATCGAATATTTCGAGCCTGCATTCGAGCCGGGCGATGATCAGGCACAAGCCTGCTATTCGGATTCAGTGCTGGTTTATGACGGTGCTTCGACATCGAGCCTGTCGGGCCTCGACCATTTGGAAGGTGAGGAACTCTCGGTTCTAGCCGATGGCGCGGTGCATCCGCCGCGGACGGTAACAGCGGGTGTCCTGACACTCGATCAACCTGCATCGCAGGTGATCGCGGGGCTGGCCTATGCGCATACCTATGAAAGCCTGAAATGGGAAGCGGGGGCGGCGACCGGGACAGCGCAGGGTCAGGTCAAGCGCATCAGCGGCGTGACGCTGGTTTTGCTCGATGCCCTGAACGCGGCGGTCGGTCCCAGGGAAGGCAAGCTTAAAACCATTCCGTTTCGCGCAGTCGGCGATGCGATGAACACAGCGGTTCCCCTGTTCACCGGGGAGAAATTCATCGAGTTCGATGGCGATTTCGATACCGATACAAGGGTGGTGATCAAGGGTTCAGACCCGGTTCCCTTCACGCTTTTGGCCGTTGCCCCGGAAATTAAAACGAACACTCGATAAGAAAGGAAGCTCATGGAAACTAACGATCTATCCGAAGCCGTATCAGAAGACGTCAACGACGTGGAAGCCAATCCAGTGCCGGATCCGGTTGGGGACGAGGCTGCGGATGAGGAAACATTATCTACCCTTAAAGACGAATGGGGGGATGAGTTTGACGCCAACCTGCAATTTGCCCACCGAACCGTCGAAGAACTCGATGATGAGTTGATCGCCGTGATTGAGGAGTCGGGGCTTGGTAATGACCCCAGGGTGGTCAGGGCGGCAGCGCGCATTGGCCGATTGCTTGGACAGGGCCAAAACGATCCCGATGTCGCGACTGATCCTGCCGAACAGGAGGCGTTGCGCGATGAGGTCGATCAATTGGTGGACGCGCCCGATTACTGGAGCGGGAAGGTTCAGGACCGGGTGCGTAAAATTAATCTGCGGCTTCATGGAACGGCTCCGGTTCCCGGACACTCCCTTGGTAAGGGAGGAGGACGTTGAATTGCAGAATAGCGGACCTGCCGACTGACTTGCCGCACATCTTCCGGGGCGTCTCCGCATTCGTTGAACGCAACATACCTGCCTCGCTGATTTCCTCCGGCCAAGGTCATCTTCAAGAAGTGGGACATTCGCTTCTCGATGAAAATGACATGGAGATTTATCTGGCCGAACAAGCCGGAAAGGTCGTCGGAGGCGTCGCGTTCCGTTTCAATCCCTATCCATGGAATCCGGATCACCGGGTCGCTGAAGAAACGTTTTTCTGGATTGATACGGACGCGCCGCGCATGACGGTGCGGTCCTTGATGACCTTCGCCCTGGAACGGGTGAAGGCGAGAGGCGCAACCATTGCCGTGATGTATTCGCTTGCCTCCGGAGGCAACGGCTTCGGGAATTTTTTGTTTCGGCTGGGTTTCGAGCCGGTTCAAACCAGCTATGTGAGGATGATCTGATGCCCAGTTTCCCTGTTTCAGCTGCCATGCTTGCCTTGAATACGGTCAAGTCAATTTCCGACAACAGCGCGCAGGCCAGTCAATATGCGGCGCAGGCCAATTATCAAAACCAGCAAGCGCAATGGGAGCGCGATCTGAACAAGGCCAAGGAAAGTCAGCTCCGGCGCAAACAATCCAGCGATTTTGCGTCCGGCCGGGCTGGTCTCGCAGCGCGGGGGATTGATCTTTCTTCCGGCAGTGCTCTGTTGTTGCAGGAGGATCAGGCGTCCCAGGACGAGTTTGATGCGCTTCTCGCGCGTGCCGGCGGGTCCAGGACTTATCGCTCCCTTGAATATCAGGCGGCGGGAAACCGTTCGCGAGCCGCAGGCGCAAATCGGCAGGGTTTCTTTGATGCGGCCGGAGGACTCCTCAAAAAGCTTTAAAATTATCCTCCGTAATTCGGTCCATTCTTTCCATTCAATTGCAGCCGCCCTTCCAGGCGGCTTTTTTGGGAGTTACGTCAATGACGCTATCAACGACATTGGCTGTCAAACGCTATGATGGCGACGGTAGTACGACAGCCTTTCCGACAACATTTAAATTCGAGCAAAACAGCCATATTCAGGTGGTTCACCGGGGCTCCGATGGCACCGAGACGGACTGGGTCGAAAACACCCATTACACGCTGAGCGGCGCTGGTAGTGACGGGGGCGGCACGGCTACTGCCCTGACCAGTCCGACGGATTATACCCCGGCGACAGGCGAGACAGTGGTGATCTCCCGCTCGGTTCCGGAAATTCAGGAAACCGACTACCCGGAGGGCGGCGCTTTTCCGGCCTTTGCGCACGAACAGGCGCTTGATCTGCTGACCATGATGCTTCAACAGCATTCCGGCGAACTCACACGCGCGCTCCTTGTTCCGGTTTCAGATCCCGACAGCTCGATTGGGGCATTGCCCAACGCCACGGAACGCGCTGCTAAATTTTTGGCATTCGATGGTGCCGGGGTGCCGATGGCGAGCGACGGGCCGGTGAGCGGGATCCCGGTTTCCACGTTCATGGAAACCGTGCTTGACGATGCCGACGCCAATGCCGCACGCACGACGCTGGGCTTGGGCGCAGCGGCGGTCGAGGTGGTGGCGACCGGCGGCAGCGGTGATCTGCTGCGCGCCGATGGCGATGGCTCGTCCCTGACCGGCATTGACCTCGGCGCGACCGATCGGGAGGTTGCCAACATCATGTTGAATTCCTTTCGGATCCAGCAGGTCGGCGGTCTTGCTTTCCAGAATATGATCGATGGCTTCGCCGATGAATTCGAAAACGAGGACGGCATCGATACGGGGACTTCGGCAAACCAGACCTATGATGCAACGGGTGATTATTACGACAACCGGGGCGCCGTGGCGATGATCGCGGCGGCCACCGGGTCTGTCATCGGAGATTTCGACACGCGGGCAAGTGCGGCCTTTGACGGTAACACGGCTCAGGCCTCAGCGGCGGCGGCGTTTAAAAGTAGTTCGTCGCTGAATAGCTATATCGGCAAGAATTTCAGTGCAGCGGCGAAAAAAATCGATCATGCAATCGTGTATGGCAGCACTGTTGAAGGCTTTTCAACCGGCGCAACCACCATGACCGTATCTCTTTATGGCAAGAACGGATCCGCGCCGGGCGCCTATAATGACGGAACCTTGCTGGCATCGAATAGTGTCACAGATGGCCCCAGTGTCACCACAACCCTGACCGCCGCCCCCATCGCCACCTGGGATTATGTCTGGGTCGCGATGGAGCACAGTGGCTCCTGGTCTTTCTATCTCTCGGAGATCGAGTTTTACGAACGCGGGACGCCCACCAATATGACGCTGATTTCAGCGATAACCGCCAATCCTCCCGCGTCCTCTCCTGACAGCGCCCTGGTAGTGCTGTGGCATGAGGCGATCGACAGCCTGGCCATCAATACCGATCTCTCGACGATCGTCACGCGCGATGGCGGCGCCAACTGGAGCACGGTCACGCTGCTTGAGGAAGTCAATCTTGGCGGCGGTCAAAAACTTTATGTGGGTAGCGTTGATCTGTCCGGCCAGCCGGCAGGAACGAACATTCGATACGCCTTTGTCACCGTGAACAACAAGGAACAGCGCTTCCACGCGGTCGCGCTTGAATGGGGAGCTTGATCCATGTCACAAAAATTCGTCCGTCCCGCTTCGCGTAGCGGCAATGAGGCCCTTGCGCGCGCTTTGCCGCTCCGGGTTCTGGCGCCGGGCTTGATCGCGGCGTTGGATCAGCTGGAGGCCGCCGGGCTGATAACGTTCACGGGAAGCGCGCGCGCCCTTCTCGACCATCCCCGTGCGGGAATTTCTTCACCGCCATGGCCGCCCGCGCCGGCAGTAATCGTTCCGCCGTTGCGCGGTACGCGATGACCCCGTCACACGATGTCATCAAACATTCGGGCGATGCATTTTCCCTGGCCATTGTGGGTTCGACATTGCTCGAGATACTGCCGGCAATTGCGGCGATGGTCTCCATCGTATGGGGGTGTCTGCGCGTCTATCAAACCATCCTGCAAATCCAACATATTAAACAGAACAGGGCCGCCAAATGATTACAGCTCTGATATCAAGCGGCCTCGGAATTTTTGGCGGGCTGGTCCCTGATCTCTTCCGGGAGTTTCGCGAGTCCCGCGAGCATTTCCGCGAGATCGAGCGCTTGGACAAGCAGGCTGAACTGCAAATCCGGCTGCTTGATCACAGGACGGATGCCAAACTGGCCGAGATTGAGGGCAATGTCTATGTCGAGGAAATGCGGGCCTTTCGGACACAAATGTCGGAAATATACAGGCAGCAGGCGCCAATCGGGATCGGATGGGTTGATAGTTGGAACGCGGCGCTGCGGCCTTTTGCGTGTTCGCTGATTATTGTCCTGTTCGTTGTCGTCGCGGCTGCGTTTGTTTGGGGTGTGATCGCCGATACCAATTTTGCTCAGGGCGATAGTCTGGTCCGCGCCGCAAAGGTGATCTGGACATCGCTGGTGGGTGAGGCGATTCAGGCGGTGCTTGGCTATCTGTTCGGTTACCGATCTGCTGCCAAGGTTCGGGACAGGGTGCGGCGGTGACCCCGATTTGTGAAGAGGCGCTGGATCTGATCCGCCATTTTGAGGGATGCGAACTCTCGCCTTATCGCGACGCAGTTGGCGTCTGGACCGTTGGTTATGGTGCGACATACGGGCTCGACCGCGAACGGGTAACGCCGTGCCATCCGGCGATTACTCCAGATCAGGCAGTTGTTTTGCTGATGCGGGATGTGGCGCGTTTTGCGGCAGCTGTTGATCGCCTGGTGCCGGTTTCAATCGACCGGTTTCAGCGGGGGGCGCTTACGTCATTCGCCTTTAATCTGGGTGCCGGAGCGCTGCAGGCCTCAACCCTGCTGCGGCGGGTCAATGCGATGGAATGGGACGATGTGCCGCGCCAGTTCAGCCGTTGGGTTCATGCCGGCGGCCGTGTTTTGCCGGGGCTGGTGCGTCGCCGTGCGGCTGAGGTGGATTTGTGGGGTGCTGCTATCTTTCAGGATCACCGGCAGTCAGGTAGTTCCACAGCCTTTCGTAAATCCGCCCCGTTCCGGTCGCGCGAATTTGTGCCTGTTCGGTCGTGA